AGCTTCTGGAAACTTAGAGAAGTCTGTCTCTTTTAAGGTTAAGAAAGCACGTAAGGGAATAGACCTAGATATTCTAATGCTAGACTACTGGGAGTATGTAGACGGTGGTAGACCTCCAGGACTGCGGCCTCCAATAGACAAGATAAAAGAGTGGTTAACCTATCCAAATACTAAGTCTAAACTAGATAGTACGTCTAGTCTCAGTTTTACTAACATTGCAGAGGTTAGTTCTTTGGCTTACATTATAGCTAAGAAGATAGGAGAGGAAGGAACGGAGGGCACAGACTTCGCTACTAACGTATTTGAGAGTTCTTTGATAGAGAAGGAATTACCCGACATAGTATTAAATGCAGTTTATGAAGACGCTAGTAATGCTATTGATGAATTAATTACTACATTTGCATAGTTCGTTTTGTTTTGTTCAGAGGGGGGTATGGCTTAAATGTCAGCTCCCCTTGTTATTTAGAATCATTCTAAATTAGCCCCAAGCGTTGTAGGTGTCGTTATTTGGAATACTTTAGCAGGGAACTAATAACAGAACGATGGAAGAGAAGCTAAAATTATTGACTGAAGAAAACAACAGATTGGTTAAGAGAAACCAAGAGCTAGAGTTTGCACGAAACAGTTGGGAGCAAGATTGCCGAAAGGAATGTAAAAAGGTGCAATCGTTAATTGATTATATTCTAAAGATTGAAGATGATTTAATAGCGTCTCGTAATTGGTGCAATCAATTTACCGACCCACAAATTGAAGGCGGTATATCGGTGAACTGTAGGAATTTTTTTAACGATGCTTTAAGAATAGTTAGACGAGCAAAGAAACGAGCCATAGGCTATTAAAAACAGAACGATGAGAATAATTGAAACAGTACAAACAGAAAGCAAAGCAAACGACATACTAAAGGCTAACGGCTTTAAAGCTTTTACTAAGAAGGCCTCCTGCCATTGTGAGTGTGGCGAAACTATGGCTCTAATTGGACACAATAAAGACTATAGCAAAGTGGCCTTAGTTGGTGTATGCGATTCCTGCGGAGATGACGAAGCAAGCCAAATAGACGTACTAAATGTTTAAGAGAAATTAAACAATACTTATTTTAGAGCCTCCTTAATCGGGGGCTTTTTTTTTGTAAAAACATTTGTCTAGGGATTCTATTTAGTAGTATGGCAGTAGTATTTATGAACCAACCCGCAGCCTATGGGCTTGCTTATAATGATAACGACTTTGTATTTAGGTCGACTAACTATACACCTACCCAACGGTTTAAAGTTGTAATCCTTCCGTCTACGTATCCAACAGACCCTGCACTAGCAACGGTTAGAGTGTGGCCTAGACAAGCTACTAGCGGCTCAGTAGAGAGAGCTTTCTACGACCCTAGCAGAATACTACAGACACAAGTAGCCCAACAAATAGCGATACCTGGAGCCAGTCACGCAGGAGGGTTTAATGCTAATAATATACACTTTGAATATTTGTTATTTGTCCAGGAAGAGGACAAGGTAGGAGGAGTCTACGTTGGGGGTGCTTCTAATATCTCCGATTTAAAAAGCGTCTGGAACGGTGTACAGAATAAAGTAAACTGGTTAGACTTTAATTATGATTCCTACGATATGAAGTCGGGGAACAACCTAAGAAGCCCACTAACTCAAGCTCCACTAACGCAGTACATAGACTCCGACCAGAGTGCGTTCCTTTACTTTCTATCTTCAGATAGTAATGCTTCAGTTTGTATAGTGGAGTCCTATGATGCAAGCGGTAGCTCTTTGCAGTCGGGTAGTTTCTCCTTCTCAATTAATAACAAGTATGGCTACGTGGCCGTGGGGACTTATGACCTAATTAATTCAGACCCTGCTATTTGGACGGGTTCTACTCCCTCAACTATTATAGACGGAGCTGCTTATTATGATGTGACGTTAAGAAGTGGCGGGGGTGTACAGAAGACCGTTAGATACTACATAGATGCCAAGTGCTCAAAGTACGAACCCGTTAGACTGCATTGGCTTAATAGACTAGGCGGCATAGACTCGCTTAACTTTAATCTGAAGAGTGAAGAGGAGACAAGTATTAAACGGTCTACCTATCTCCAGGAAGAGCACGAGTTTACTGGTAACGCTTGGAAGTACGAAAAGACTAGTAGAGGGACTACAGACTACCATATAACAACCCAAGAGAAGCTAGTAGTTAATACGCCTTATCTAACAGAAGCAGAGAGCGTTTGGATGGAAGATTTCGCTACCTCTCCCGTGATTTATAAAGAGGTTAAGAACCAACTAACCGCGATGTCTGGAAAGCCTAAAAAGATAAAGCAGCAAACTAGCTTAAATGATAAGCTAATGCAGTACACTTTTGAACTAGACTACTCATTAAATAACAATCGGCAACGTGGGTGAAGTAGTAATAGAAGGCCGTAGGTTAGACGTAAAGGAGGGGCTAGACTTCTCTTTCAATTACTCCATTGCAGACGTCCGTGACCCTAACAAGCGGAGCACCGAGTATAGTAAAACTATAAGTTGTCCTGGAACCCCAAGCAATGACGAGCTATTTGGTAACATTTGGGACGTTAATATTAGCAACGCTTACGACTCAACAGACACCAATATAGACGCAAACTTTAACCCTAACAAAAAGGCAGAAGCTAGGGTTATAGCTGACGGTGTGGAGGTTATGACTGGAGTAGTGCAGCTAAGAGGTATCACTATTTTAAACGGTAAGATAGATTACGAAGTTGTCTTTATTGGAAACCTAATTAACATCTTTGAGAAGATGGGAGACAAGGGTCTAAACGACTTCCAGTTAATAGACGGAGTTAGGGAGTATTACATAGACTTCTCAGACCTAAACCATACTTTTAACTATACAAATATTGCAGACAGTTGGGACTATAACGAGGGCTACGTTTATCCTATGGTTGACTGTGGAGAGTCTACGGAGTCTGACGCTTACGGACGTAGGTTATGGCATTCCTCAGACTTTAGGCCGTGGTTAAAAGTAAAGACTATTGTAGATAGAATCTTTGCCTTTGCAGGGTTTACCTATACGAGTAGCTTCTTTGATTCTAACCTATTTGATAGGCTTATAACTTCAGAGATTAAAGAGACTGTATTATCTTTTAACGAGCTTCAAGAGCGTAACGCAGAAGCAGAGATAAGCACTACTCTAGGGCTTGCTTATGACATATTTGATAACCTTACCCAAGAGCCTTGGGGCGCACACAATAAACTAGAGTTTGACACTGTCGTTTACGATGTAGGTTCTAACTGGCAGACTGCAACTTATTTATACCAAGCCCAGAACGAGCTAATAGCAAACATAACTAGTTCTGTAGAGTATAGACTTAGAAGAGTCAGACAAAGTTATTACTCCTATGCCCCTAATAGTTTAGCCGTTTATCGCTACGACATTCAAACCAACGGAAACTGTGACGTATATGACAACGGAACGGGTCTGCTAATAAACAGTAACGAGTCAACTGCACAGACTCCCGCAGCTCTAACGGGTGACCCTAACGCAAATGTTAACGGTTTGGGGTTACCAACAGACTCTAATATAAGTGTTATAATATCTATTCTACTGACAGACGAAACAGTAAGAGACGATTTTGTATCTGATGGGGATCAGTTTTTTGTAGGTTGGGACTTGATGTACGGAACTAAGCAGCCTTACTTTACGCAAAAGATAAAAGGTAATAACTCTATTTTTGGGGGGTTTACTTCAGCAGAGGAGCAGTTTCTTTTTAACGCTCAAGTTGACATTAGCACTTCTACACAGTTGTATAGTTATGTCACTTCTGAAGAGCAGCAGATTTATACGGGTGACCAGTTTTGGTCGGAGGTGTTTATTAATGCAAATATTCTAGATGGCGTAGTAGCGTTAAGCTTCGATTCTCTTGAGGCTGAATATAAAATGTATCCACAAGGGACGATTGAAGTACTGGCTCAGAATAGCGGTTTAATTGAGTGGCAGAATATGGATATGAACGCCATAACTCCAGATGTTAAGATGTCGGATTTTTTAATGTCCATTTTTAAGATGTTCAATTTATACGTAACAGTTGACCGAAATAATGAGAGCAATTTACTAATTGAGACTAGAGACGATTTCTACGCAGGAGGAACTACAAGGGACTGGAACAAAAAACTAGCACGAGATAAAAAGGTAAAACTAGACCCTCTTGGAAGGTTAACCGCTAAAGAGTTTATCTACACTTACACGGAGGACGAGGACTACTACAATAGTAGGTACCAGGAGAACATAGGCAACGTCTACGGAACAAGAAACCTAGAAGTAGATAACGACTTCCTAAATAACACAAGAGAGGTAGAGGTAGTATTTAGTCCTACTCCATTAGTTAACGATGACCCTAGTAATAGGATTATACCAAAGATATATGACTCCGATATAGAGGAAGGTGCTAAACCCACAGAAGGAAACATTAGAATACTATACTACGCAGGGCTAATAACATCTACTCCAGGATGGATATTTAAACACTTACCCGCACCTCCTCTAAATGTACTAGGTGGAGCTATTACTACTCTAGTTGATAGTTATCCTTATGCAGGACATTTAGACAATCCACTAACCCCGACTTTAGACCTTAATTTTGGAATACCGCAGCAGCTATTTTATACGGCTAATGTTTACACGGGGACTCTTCAATACACTAACGCTAATCTGTTTAATGTCTACCATAGGAATTATTTAAATGAGATTACAGACAAAGACTCTAAGGTTTTAAAAGGAGAGTTCTACTTAACCCCGTGGGATATTGCAAAGCTAGATTTCCGTGACCAGATTCTAGTAGATAACTCTTACTGGAGGATTAACAAAATAAACGACTATAACCCTTTTAAAAATACCTTAACAAAGGTAGAGTTAATTAAAGTACTAGACGTTTTCAAGCAACCTAACGAGGTCTTTAATCTAGGAGGGTCTGGGTCTGTTGGTTCTGTTTTATCTCCAGAGAAGTACCCTAGAACGGGTAATAAGTTAAAACGAAATGCGAGCTTCTTAGACCCAACTAAGGGAACTGCTAGAGGAAGGTATAACCGCATTAGTAATAACGTGGATTCCTATAAGGTTTTAGGTAATAGAAACTTCATAGGTGAAGGCTCTAAGAATGTCACTATACTAGGGAGTGATAACTATGTAGGTGCTAGGCTTGAGAACGTAGTTATAATT